GTATTAAAAGGATTTAGTATAGAAGGAGTTTTCCAAAACAACATAGTTAATGCAGCTTAACAATATATAAATATATATTATGGGATTTAATTTTGAAAAAAGAATGGATTGCAAGAAAGTACCGGAGACCTTTATGTTATGCAGCAGGTGTAAGACTAAGATGAGCTTTTTTAAAACAGCAGATGGAAGTTATTACAAATGTTCTCAATGTAACGGTGTATGGGTTGAAGAGGATTATTCTTTATAATTAAAGACTAATGAATTTAAATAATATTCAAATAGGTTTTGCCGGATATGTACCAAGTAGCTTAATAAGCTTTATGCACTTACAGGACGTGGCTGTAGCGTTCCTATTAGGGTTTATTGGTAGTATGGGTGCTTTCCTCTTTAAGTATATTGTGGAAAGACTTAAAAAATAACGTCTCTCTCCCATTTTCTTCTAAAAGATATATATTAGCCTATTTATCTTCATAGAAAAGAATCTTAACAACTTATATTCAAAAAATTCATAGTATGAACAAATCAGAATTAAAGGATCTAGTTAAAAATTACTTTTCATTAGAAGATAAGAATATCGAAACTAAACCAGAAATTACAGAAGAAGTAAAATTTCAGTCAGCTAAATTAGTTGACGGCACACCTATTTCAAATAAATCGGAAGATCAGTTTGAAGTTGGACAGGAAGTTTATGTAACTACTGAAGCTGGAGAAGAAGTTTTAGCACCGTCTGGAGAGCATTCGCTTGACAATGGTGATGTTCTTGTAATCGATGGAGAAGGAAAAATAACAGGTCTACACAAGCCAGATGAGTCTGGACAAGGGTCTTTATCTAAGGAAGAAGCTCCAGGAGAAGGCTTACCAGTAGGTAAGAACGAAACTGAAGTAGAACTTACAGATGACGCTATTAATGTATCAGACGAATTACCTCTTGCAGAGCATGGGGATGATAGAGCTGAAATCATTGAAGCTATTCTAGAGGAGATTGGTCCTAAGATAATAGAACTACAAAACAAATTAGAAGAACATGAAGTTAAAATGGCTGAACATGAGGCTAAAATGCAAGAGCATTACTCAGCAGCTGAAGAAACTTCTGTAACTGAGAAAGCTTTTAGTAAAGCTGGATTTGGTTCTAAGCCGGAAGGCGATATTTTATCATTCAACAATGGTGATCTTAGATCGATGCAATACCAAAACGTTTTGAGTAGAGCTTCAAAAAACAATAAAAAATAACAAACTTTTAAATTAAATTATTATGGGATTAGATGTATCAGCATTATCAGACTTCAACAACGAAGTAGCTGGGAAAGTCGTACCAAAGATTGTATTTGAAGGATATACTACTTCAATACTTCCTATTCAAGAAGGTATTAAATATCAAGAACCTTTAAATATCTTCGAAGTAGATTTACAAGTACAGTCAGGAGACTGTGTGAGTACTCCTTCAGGATCTTTCGATGCTACGCAAAGAACAATTACAGTTACGCAAAGAACTTCTTACGACGGACTTTGTTTAGATAACTTAAACTCTAAGTACTTAGGTATTTCGGCTTTAGACAGAGGGTCTTACAACGAGACTTTCAAACTTGCTTCTGTATACACAGAGCAAATAGTAAACCAAATGAAGAGAAGCGATGATGCTTTCCTTTGGAACGCAACTAACGGATTAGGTTTATTAACTTCAGGCTCTACAGCAGGAGTTACAGTACCAAATGCAGCAACAGGATCAGTAACTTCTGGTACAATTTTAGGTATTACAGATGTACTTATTGAAAACCTAACTGACCAAGTAGCAGACAGAGACGATTTAACTATCTGGATGTCAGTTACTAACTTTAGAAAATTCATAACTGCTCTTAGAGGTATCAATAACTACTATTTCGATCCGGGATCAATTACTAACAGAACAGGTATCCTTCAGGTAGCTTATCCATTCCAAAACGTAAAAGTAGTTGGAACAAGTGGAATTTCTACAGATAGAATCGTATTAATGCCAGATGCTTACGCAGTAGTAGGTACTGATCTATTAAGCGACGTAGATAACTTTAGCTTATGGTATGACATTAATGCTGACCAACTTAAACACAGACTTAAATCTAAGTTAGGTGTACAGGTAGCATTTCCAGAATTCATCGTTTCTAACGGACTATAATAGACAACAAAACCAATAGGGGGTAATTAATTTTACCCCTTATAATAATAACCAATTAAACCAAGAAATTATGGCATGTGAAATTACAAGCGGCTTTCAGTTAGCCTGTAGAGACAACAGTGGAGGGATAAAGAACATTTATATTCTTTCAGGGTCTATTACAGGTATAGATGAAGTATCAGAAGGTTTAATTAGCGCAATAAGCGGTAGCGGAGTCTTTTATAAATTTGAATTGACTAAAAATACAGGTGATCTTACAGAGACACCTACACCATCATTAGAAAATGGTACAGTATATTACGATCAGCTAATTAACGTAGCTTTTCATAAATTACAATCGTCAATTAGAAACCAAGTAAAAACGCTAGCTCAAAATCCTAATTTAAAAATCGTTGTTGAAACAAACAATGGTGTAGAAGATCCTTACACAGGGAGATTCTTTTACATAGGAAGATATAGAGGAGCAACTCTTTCGGGAGGAGCAGCAACATCAGGTACAGCATTTGGTGATGCCAATCAATACTCTCTAACTTTTCAAGGATTAGAACCGGAACCAGCAGATGAGATAAAAACAACTGATGGAACTTTAGCAATCGCTTTAGCTACTGGTCTTACCGTAGGAAGCTAATTATACAATAACTAAAGGGGAATGATTTTAATCTATCGTTCCCTTTTTTTTTAAAACGAATTAAATGATTAACTTAATTAAAGAAGGTACTATCAACACTATAGCAATCTCACCTGCTACAGCAAGTATCTATCACGATTTATCTAGTGGATCATTTACCTTAGACGTTACTCAAGATTATGATCAGTCTTCAGGAAGTTTAAGCTTAACAAAACTAGCACCAATACCGGCAGGATACTATAACAATTACTTATTGTTTAGTGTTCCGAGTTCAACCATACCTTCAAGTTCAGGATTTTATTCCTATGAACTAGTGGAGGGTACTGCAGCATCGGGTTCAGTATGGGGTACTGCAACAGCAGTTTTTGGATCAGCAGACTTTACTTGGTCTGCATCTCAAGTTATTTCTAATAAAAGAACAATAGATACTGGTAGAGTTAAAGTTGTTGGTACAGATAAACCTTCGTATATTAGTTATACAGAAGCTAACCAAGACGGTCAGTATACAACTTATCATAAATAAATTATGGCAAAGAAAACAGAAAAATTACATTTTGCTAAAGTAGAAAGATTCTCTACACCTATGGCTAGTTTCCATGAGAAGCTACAAGGCAAATATGTAAAGAGTGGTAACGATAATGAATTTCCTTACTACCTTATAGATTTATACAATAGAAGCTCAATCCATTCTGCTTGTATAAATTCAATTGTCCATTCAGTTATAGGACAAGGATTAACAGCAAATGAAGAAGCATTCTTAGATGTAGCTAATAAAAAACAAGAAACGTGGAACGATATATTTAAAAAAGTATCTTTAGATTATAAACTACACGGTAGCTTTGCTTTAGAAATACTTTGGAGTAGAGATAGAACTAGAATTGCAGAAGCATATCATATAGACTTTTCTACTTTAAGAGCAAAAGAAAAAGACCACAGGGGTATTATTCCAGGTTACTATATCAGTGACAAATGGAGAAACTCTTTTATACAGGTAACAGACGAAAATAGTTTATACTTACCGTCGTTTGACAAAGAGAAGGCAATTGAAGAAGCTTCTCAAATCTTTGTCGTACACAACTACAGACCAGGTCAACAATACTATCCATTACCAGACTATAATGGAGCCCTTAGAACCATTGAGTTAGACGTAGAAATAGATAATTTCCATGTTAATAACATTAAGAATGGTTTAGCACCATCTTTAGCTATCACAACTTTTATGAATGGTAG